TCCCTGATCTGTTAGAAAATACCATACTTAAGTCAGACGAACCTGCAAGCGTATTTCCATCTAAAATTGTATCTAACAGAACCGAAGTTGATATTGCCTGAGCTTTCGTCTTAGCCCAAACAGTGAAAGTAAGCTGTGGAAACTCGATTGTGCGCTCTCCGTCATGGGTGGTTTCTCCGCTGGTTGACGAAATATAGTAGACAATATAAGGCGCAGCGGTGGTTTGGTCGGCTACATCGGGGAAAATCCGAGTGCTAACGACTGCCGCCAGTGGCGCGTTTCCTGTTAGAGCGGTGTATAGATCGGATTGGTAGCTCATAATTTTCTAATCTTTTTGACAGTCCGCGCCATGCCTTTTTCGTAACCCTTAGCTAATCCATCCATAATTTCGCCGTGTGAACTTTCGGCGGCTGGTCTAATAAACGGCTTCGCTGCTGTTCTTGATGTTCCATATTCGACTAGGTGAGCGTATTTTACTGGGTTCTGTTTTATTGGAACACTGTCCTTGATTCCTATGATCTTTGTGAATCCAGTTCGCGCTCCAACCCGTGCGCTTAGATTTCCCTTGTTCGCCCCGCCTCGGCTTTTTTTGACCGATATACCAATGGATTGCTTCAGTAATCCACTTGATACAGCAACGCTCGCCTTTGCTTTTTTTTCAATCGGCTTTGCCCCCTGTCTTAGTGCCGTCCGCTCTACCCCGTCCGCAAGTGCTTTCGGCAGCTTAGAAAGTGATTTTTCAAGCTGTTTAAACCCGTCCATTTTGAAATTGATACTCATAATGAAAGGCTGATTACTGATTTGCAGGACAGAATCAGACCCGTCCTGATTCCTTCCTCGTGGATTCCTGTGATGTCGAACGTCCGTCCTGCGTAAATGACGCGATTTGTCCCGCTTGTTAGCTCTGGATAATATCTAACCCGAAAGTGAACATCTTCGACGTTGCGCTCGGCATTGCCTAAAACAGATTCGACTTGCCGCTGGTTGAGTTGTTCTGCCCAAAGCTCTTTGAGGGTCGCCCACGTCTCAATCTTTCCACCCGTCGCATCTCTCGTAAAGGTGCGGGTTTGGACTGTGATACGGCGATTTAACTTTCCTGCGTTCACGAAATCCAACCTCCTATTTTCTGGTTTTCTAACATCGCCTTGAGTGAATAAGGGATTTCTGCGGAAACTGATCCGTTTACGATAGGTGCGCGCATGTCGTAAAGGTGGGAAACCAGCATTTTTTGAGCGTGTGCTAATACCGCTGGAGTATTGGATGAGTCGGAATAACCAGCCACGAACTCAATCTGAACCGCATCAGGTCGATCTTCGTGTTCAGGTGGGGTTTCTTTGAATTGGACAAACCCTATTTCTGTTAGTGTTATGACTCGATAATCCGATGCGCTGACGGTTGTTAGAGTTTCGGTATCTGGCGGGTAATACTTCACGCTTGTAACGGAAACTAGTGGGGCGCGGAAGATTGGAATTGAATAAAGATTGCGCTGCGGGATATGGATTAGTTCGTCATATCCGTTAATTAGCGCGTGCCAGGATGGGGCTACTACTTTGAACGTGGTTTGAACTGAAACCTTGCCCGTCACACTATCCACGTATTCACGCGCAACCGATACGAGGGAATTGAGATATGCTAAATCATCCGTCGAATCAATGCGCACATGTTCCGTAGCCTGTTCCAATGTCAGAGGCTCGGTTTGCGCTGATGTTACGACTGAGTAATGGGGTCTCATTTAAGTTTGCGTGGTTTTTTTGCGTGTTTAATCATCGCGGATTCAATCACGGCAGGTTTCTCTTCCGGTGCTTTTGCTTCTGGCTGTTCAACTAAGATTTCCTTAGTTGGAATGAACTTCTCAGCAGCACGGCAAGCGATTAACTCCTGCGCGATATGTGGGGCGAATGATGCAATTTCTCCGAATGCGTAGGGCTTTGCTTGCGCCATTGCATTCTTCAACATTCTAACAAATACTTGTCCGTTTGGTTCCATATTTTCGTCTCTTTTGTGAAATCTAAGGGCTATGCCCATAATAAATGCGGCGTCGATAGCCGCGCTTCTAATTGCGTCGTAGTCTTTCCCGTGTTCGTGTCTAAGTCGTGTTCTCCAATCAAATCCTTGTGCGTGATGGTTTCCGCCGTCGAAACCGACCATATAGACGGATTTAACGCCCATGACGTGTAGTATTTGAAGTGCGCTGCCGAGCGTTCCTCGTCTGATCGTGAGGCATTCAGCAAGTTTTTCTCTATCAAGTAACAATCTCTCATCTTGCGAATCGTCTTTATAAGTAACGACACGGCAAGCAACTGCGCCTTCCTTGGTGCTATCAAATTCATGAAGGCATCTAGAAGGTTGGAAAAGTGTATGATGCGGTTGATACACGTCCTGCCACGCTCTAACACCGTCGTTAGAAAATCCGTATTGGCAATCTGGAATGTATTGGATGACATCGTTTATTGCGCATCTTAATGCGCCTGCGGTTTTGAAATCGAAATCTGCGAGAGATTCCCCCTTTCCGAATAACCAAGCGGTTTCGCCTGCATGACGGTTTATGTATTCGGAAAGAGGCATCTGAGTGTAACCCGTCCGTAGGTTATGCGCTACGGACGGGCTTTGATTAATTATGCTGTAAGAGCATCGAGCATTGCCGAAAAGCTCTGAGCGCGGCGAACACCTGCATCGTAGTAGGTGTTAGCTACGAGGTGACGCTGACCTGCTTTTGCGTCCGTAGAGTCACGAACAACTTCAAGCATGATACCGCCCCAGTAACCCACAACGAAGTCCTCTGCGTTACCGAAGAAGATCGCGCTGGAAAGCGACTGGTTGCCTTTGGTAAGGTCGCTGCGGATTGCGTTGGTGACGCTTGCGGCGTAACCGTTGAGCGGTGCTTCTGGAGTGCGAACATCCCAAACCTTGACCGAATCCGTGGAAGCGGTGTTGAGGGTTTTTTTCAGTTTGCCGCGCACTTTGGCGTTGGTGAAGTAACGAACGCTTCCTTCCAATGCGTTATCAATCGCGACTTCAGTTTCGAGGTCGATGATATCGTTGAAGTCAGGAGCTGCGCCGTTAGTTCCGCCGACAACCGAACCGATACCGGAAGTTGCAGCGATACCAGTTGGCTCAGAAGTGCCAGTACCGTGGAAGAATGCGCGCTCTTTAACGGCATTCATGTGGCGACCGATTTCAGAGCTAACGAACTGAGCTACGTTTTGGTCAGTTTGTGCAAGCAACTGGTCGGAAATCACAGCGTAACCTGCAAGACGTTTTGGAGTCAAGTTGAGGTCGGTGAAAGTTCCTGCAACGTCGCCAGCGGCTTCGTTTTCGGTTTTCTTGGCTGGGTCGCTGCCTTTGTTATAACGTGGGATATCCAAGTTATTGACGAGGCCAGTGAACACCATGGCACCGGCTTGTTCAAGCACGGAGCTATTATAGAAGTCACCGATAAGACCGCGTTTCTCAGTTGCCACGAGTGCGCCACCGTATTGATCGGTAGTGCCGCCAGTGACGCTAAGGGTAGCGCGTTGCTCTTTCATGAGCATCGAAGGGAGAGCAATGCCAGTGATGTTGAGGCCAGATTGACGGGCTTCTTTTTCACCTTCTTGAATCATCTCAGCTTCGATACCGTCGATAGCACCGACATGTCCGCCACGGAAAGAACGATCAAGATGGCGCACAAGTTTGCCCATGTTGAACTGCGAAACTTCGCGTTGTTCTTTTTTGGACATCTCAGGCGCGAACTTGGATTCGCGAGCGATCTGGCGCATTTCTGCGTCGATGGTTTTTTCAAGTCCATCAATCTCGCCTTCAATTCCGGCAAGTTTTTGATTTTCTTCTTCGGACAGTGCGCGGTTCTCGTTAGAGGCTGCACTGAGGATTTCGCGAGCCTGTTTGACAAGTCCGCCACGTGTTTCTTGGAGCAATTTTAGCTTCATGTTTTTATGTATTTTTATTGAACGGCAGACTTGTCGATTAAGCCCAGCGCACGCTGCCTGTGTGCGATAGAGTGTTCTTCTTTTGGTTCAGGTTTGGTCTGTTCCTCTTGAAATTGTTCCAGTGAGCGGAGTGCTACGGTTGCATCGGGGTATGCTGGATAGGTCACGGGCGAAACATCATATAAGCGACTCACTTTAGTGATCGTGCGCTTGATGGTTTCAACTCCACCTTCTGCGGTTTCTTGTTCCCATTTCTCACCGTCACGCGATACCGTGAAAGAGAAGCTGGATTGGTCTACATCGCCACGTTTAAGGCTTTCTACGAGGTCGCGTCCCGCTTGGGTGTCAGGTGCTTCAAACTCATACCATAAGCCCGTCTCGTCACTACCTACGCGCAAAGAACCCGCACCATTTTTAGAACGTGCGAGGATTTGGTTAGGGTCATGATTGAATAGTGCGCGAATATCGTCGCCAAGTGCGTCATCAAATGCGCCCGGCATGATGATTTCTTTAAATTGGCGTTTCTCTGTGCCGAGGTTTTCGCTTTCTTTGTTAAATTTTGCTGCGTATCCCCGCACGATTGGCTTGGATTCCTCATCAGCAGCAGCGCGAAATTCTACAGATGCCGCTAGGAAGCGGGATTCGCGGTTAGGAATAGTTGGAAGATTGGTTTTCATATTATGCTTCTGTTGCTGTTACTTGGATTTTCACGGCTGCGGTGTTAGCCTGTGCATATAGGGTTGCTGACTGTGGACGGATAAGCATGTCCTGACCCGCTAACAATTTGAGTTTGAAAACTGTTAGACCCGAATCACCGCCGAACTCAACGTAGTTTGTCGCATCTAGGTTCTTGATAATAACTAGTCCAGGCGCGCCTGTGATTTCTCCGAAGTTTACGGTTTCTGCGCTGGTAGCAATCGACTGAATACTTGTAATCATATCATCTCCTGTCATCGTCTCCGATGCGGTTGACTGATAGCTGACTGATCCGCCGTTTTTGCTGGCTTGGAGTCTAATAGTTTTGGAAATTTCGTTGGCCATAAATTAAGCTTCGACTAGTTCTGGTTTTTCTTCCTCTTTTGATGTTGGCTCGCCTGTTCCGCTGACGTTGGCGTTTAGTGGTTTGCCGTAGTCATCGCCGCCGTCTTTAGCGTCGATAAGTGGTTCGCCTAGCTTGGCTCTAACATCGTTTGGACTATAAACGCCGATATTCCGCATGGTCTGATAGAATGCGGCACGGGCTTGGAGGCTTGCGTTGATTAGTTCGTCACGGTCGAACTTAAAGAAATAACCTTCGTTTACTTCCTGAGTTGTTAGAAGCGTCATTCCTAGTGATTGCTCCCAGCATATAAGGTGAGAATCCAAACAGAAGTTGAGGAATCCTAGGGTTTGCTGTTCGATCCCGCTGCCCCATGTAGTTGACGATGTAGAATCACCGATTAGGAAGGACGGGATTTGGAAAATACGGGCGATTTCCTGAAGCTCGAAACGGCGCGATTCGATGAACTGCGCATCGGTCATGCTCATTCCGGTGGTCTGTTGCCATTGGAGATCGCCACCGACAACTGGAATACGTCCAGCGTTCATAACGCCGCTCATATTGTTGTTAATCTCGTCGCGGATTTGGTCGAGTTGCTCTTTTTTCTGAACACCTAGAACCTTCATGAATCCCGGCCATTTCGCACCGTTTTTCATCAATTTTCCTGCTGCTTTTGTCTGTGCAATCGAAGTGCCGATGGATTCGCGCAACATCGTGATAGGAGATTTGCCGATAATACCATCTAACGAAAAGCCGCGAACGTGAATCACATCGTATCGGGTAAGCGGTTCTGATATGCCTTTGATTTTATAGACGACAAACTTTTCGCCCGTTGCGTCTTTGGCTTCTCTTGGCTCAACATCGCAAGGTTTCAGCCATTGGATTGAAGATGGGTCGCCTGAACCGTCACGGAAAACGCGAGCGTATCCATTGCCGCCTAACTGCCGCCCGATTTCCATGAGGTTTCTAAGCTCAAACGAGGTATGAAACATCGACGGGTTGCGAGCGATTACGCGAAACGCGGGGTGGTCTGTGATTTCCTGCGGCACTTTCCCGTTCTCTTTGTAGAGATAAATCGGCAGTTTTGCGATCATGTTAGCCAAGATGGAAACGCAAGCTGTGACGGCAGGAACTCCGATAGAGCTTTCCTGAGTCACTGGCGCACCTGCTGCCGAATCGTTTAGTATCAAATGCAACCGACCTGTCAAAAGGTCATCATGCGAGCGTGATTCTACGTTAGACACGGGCAAATTTCCGCGACGATCTGACCCCTTTCCCAAAGTATGCTTAATGGTATTCCAAATCACAGACGCGAATCTGTTAGATTTCTGTTAGATTGTCAAAACTTATTTTCAAAAGCGAACAGCCGCGCCAGAATTAACTGACGCGGCTGCGAACTATGAACTACGAACACTGAATGCCACCACAGCATCTAGATGGGTGTAATCTGTTAGATTTTTTCGTGGAAGTCAAATCTTTTACCAAGAAAAGAGCGGTGCTGATGGTGATTCATCCTTAAGCATTGCCCTGCCGACCGCCATAATTGCCGCCACTACGGGGTCAATTTTATTGTTAGGGTTCTCTTTATTGGGAAATACGTTGTCTTTTTTGTCTAGCTTTGCCGTTACGTTAGAGATTGCCCACGCTAAAACGGGGTCGCCGTTGTGGACAATACTGCCATCACGAATCCAAGCGTCGAGTTGCTTCATCGGTTCACTCATGGACAAGACCGTGTTACGATACTCAACAATCGGCACACCCTCTTTGACTAGCGCAGGGAATACGCCCCACGCCCTGTTCGGATCGCTCGGCATTTCCTCAACTTGGTATTCCTTGCAAAGTTCTAACACGTCGATCTTGAAGTTATCCAAATCCGTCACCTCATCGCCCGCCGCTTCGATCCATCCTTGAATCTGCCAGTTTCGATAGTGCTGATTCTCTGGTAAATCTAGGGTCGCTTGGGGTAGATAATACTTCCCGAACAGCGCATAACGCTTATCAGGCAGGCAAAAGAGTTGCATCAATGCCACAAGGTCATGTTTGGAAGCAAGGTCACCTGATAGAAAGCACGGGTATTGTTTGAAATCTTCTGGTTTTAATCCCTCTTTGCCTAGCTTTTCCCATTGAGAAACGTTGAAAAATCCGTCTCGCGCACTGACCCAGCGGTTCAAATACTTGGTTTTAAAGGCGGATTGCTTGATTGCTGACTGTTGAGCTACCTTTAATTCTGCTAGTATCCGCTCGGCGTTGATGGAAACGCCCCAGTTAGGGTTTGCTTTTACTAATGCGGATTCGGTATCCCATGCGTCACCTTCGTCGATTGTCCAAATAATACAGAATGTTGTGTCGTCGTCAAACCCGCCAGCGTTCTTTAGTATTTCCTCACATTGCTTCCAGTCCTCGCGGCAAGGGCTGGCTATGTTTGCACCCGCTGTTGATATGACTAAGGACAATGGTTGACTACGCGCACCCATACCTGTTTCCATTGTGTCGAGTTGGCAACTTGTCTTATGTTCGTGGTATTCGTCGATAATAGCACAATGGGGCGAGTCACCATCTCCAGGCTTGCCGATAATCGGGATAAATTTTGAACCGTCAGATTCCTTAACTAGAGATTGAACATTTACCGTTAATCCAAAATACTCTGTTAGCTCCGGCAACTTGACACACATCAACCTAGCTGGCTGGAATACCTTCAATGCTTGTTCGATGCTTGTTGCACCAGCGTAAACTTCAGCTCCTGATTCCCCATCGCAAACCAGCATAAACAATCCGATACCAGCAGCGAGAAAGCTTTTGCCGTTCTTCCTTGGTACGTAGATTCTGGCTTTTTGAAATCTTCGCTTTCCTGTTTTCTTTTTAACCCATCCGAAAATACTTTTAATTATAAAGACCTGCCACAATTCCAGTTTCATCTTTTGTACTTGGCGCGTGATCGGATGAGGCTTTGCCCACTCTCCCTTTACGTGCGGCAGCATCTCCATGAATCGGCAAGCCCTGTCTCCTTTTTCCTCGTCGTATTCGTAAGGCCATGTTTTATTCTTAGAGCTTTTAATGTCTCGCAAATGCCTTTTGACCGCTAGTTTTACCCACTTACACGCGATGATTTTTCCGTTAGAAATGCCTTCAACGTAAGAATCAAACTCAGCTTTGTAAGACTTATTTACCATTAAAAGCCACTAAACGGGTTAACTTCTTTTTTCTTATCTTTGGTTTTTACCTTGCCTTGGCTTAGTGGGGTTAACCCAAACTGAGCGGATAGCTTTACGATATTTCCAATTACTTGGTTAGCGTTCATACAGTCAGGATTTCTAACCGTGCCGTGCTCGGAAGTTATCGTTGTCCCCATGCGTTTGATGTTCTTTCTGTATTCAGCTAGGTCTTCGTATGCTTGGCAAAG